GTGTGACCTGATGTAGGTGCAAATCCTCGAGGACTCATCATCCCTAGTTCGCCCATCAGAAGGGCAGGGCAGCCCATGCGAACAGATTTATCGTGTGGCGAGTGTGAACCGTGCTTCATCAACGGTCGGGATGGAGCCCGGGGGCACTCTGCCCAGAGACACACATACCACACACAAACCAACACACATACCGATAACAAAGCACGTAGCCTAACAAACAGTGAGACTCGAATCATGATGACCGATAGCAACCGAGCTTGCGAGGGCGCTAGGACAAGCGAAGCGCGTCAGCGGTAGCCCCCCATGCCCAGCAAAAATAGGCGGCCCCGTTCAACCGGGGCGTATCAAAAAAACAGGGGGGAGCTACTCCGCGACAAACCCCTATGCCACTGGTGCAAACGTCGACCTGCAACAGAAGCCGATCACCTCATCGAAATTGACCGCGGTGGAAGCAACGACCTAGACAACCTTGTGCCAAGTTGTAAGCCGTGCAACGCCAGGCGAGGAGCCAACTACAAGGCAGCAAAAGGTCGAGCACGTGCCGCCAATCGTCCAGGAGCAAAGCCGCCAGTAGCCGCGTCAAAACGCAAACCAAAAGCAAAAGCCAAGAAACGCTCAGATTTTTTGGATCAACCTTTACTCCTGCCCCCGCGCCCATCGTTCTCGTTATCCCAAAAGGAAAGCCCGAAGCGGAAAGGAAAAGGTCATGACCTCCCGAGAATTGAAACGATCATCACGGATGCTGCCGGAAGCTACGGCCCGGAAGTTGCAGATTGGGCTCAGCGCATTCTCGGAGTGGAGCTCATGCCCTGGCAGAGGCATGTTCTTAACAATCAACTTGCCGTCGATGCCCAAGGGCAGTTCCTCAACCATGTTTCACTTGTGTCCGTTGCTCGACAAAACGGAAAAACCGTCGCGTTGAAAAGTCTGTTGTCCTGGTGGCTGTGTAAGTATTCATTGCAGGTCGGCCCACAAACAATCCTGACTACGGCCCACCGGCTTGATTTAGCCACTGCGCTGTTTCAAGATTTAGCGCCGGTAATTGAGTCCAAGTTCGGTGTCAAGGCCGTCTGGGCGTATGGTCGCAACAGCATGAAGGTTGGTGACTCGAAGTGGTACGTCAAAGCAGCCAGGCCATCAAGCGGTCACGGTATGTCTGTGGATCTCATCATTGCCGACGAAGTTTTCGGTATTGACTCAGAGACATTGGACATCGGCCTGCTGCCGACTCAACGTGCCAGGCCGAATCCGTTGTGCTCGATGTGGAGTACTGCCGGTACCGAGGACAGCGTTGCCATGTTGCGTTGGCGTGAGCAAGGCATACGTGCAATCGACTCGGGTGAAAGCACTGGCAGTGTGTACCTGGCTGAATACAGCCCACCACCTGAACTAGATCCGATGAGCGAAGCTGCATGGGAGTACGCCAACCCAGCGCTCGGACACACGCTCGACATACGCACAGTCCAATCCGAATCGAAAGGCCCCAATCGTGCCGGCTTCCTGCGGTCTAGCGTGAACCTATGGGTGCAATCAGAGCTGTCGTGGCTGCCACCTGGACGTTGGGAGTCCTGTCGTACCGACTTGCCACCATTGCCTGGCGGCGTGCTCGCCGTGGAAGTCTCCTTAGACGATGGCCGGTACGTGGCTGTACGTGTCAACGCGAATACTGCTGGGATGCTGACTGCGACTGTCGCATTCATGTGCGAAACCATCACACAGGTCTGGGATAACATTCGACACCAGTTGGCCTCCCACTCAGGCTTGCAAGTTGCTATCACGCCGACACTGGACACCAACTGCCCCTCCGATCTGCAACGTCGCAGGGTGCTGGTCGGCTATCAGGAAATCAGCCGGTACACGTCGATGGTCAAGAATCTGATCAACGAAGGTCGCGTCAAGCACACTGGCGAAACGATGTTGGCTGAGCATGTTGGTCGAGCTGTCGCGGTTCGTACTCCTGGCGCTATCGCGTTGTCATCGCAGAAGTCGTCTGGGCCGATTGAGTTGGCGCGTTGCTTGGTGTGGGCTGTTGGCATGATGAGCCGACCACGCCCGATGGTCAATCGTCCTGTCATTGCATCGAGCGCCTAGACTCAACTGCACAATGGCTGGATTCTCTCTAAAGCGCGCTGTCGCTAATAACACGAAGGCTGAAGTAGGCGCTGCTGGCGCTGCTGGCAATCCGCTGGTCGGCAACTTCATGACCTACACCACCGACTTCAACAGGTCGGCTGCCATCCAGATACCTACCATCAGCCGGGCACGTGACCTGATCTGCTCGATGGTCGGCTGCCTAGAGATTCACCAATACTCAAAACAGTGGGTTGGCGAGGACTACGAGGACGTGCACCTGCCCGATGACACGTGGTTTCATCAGCCCGACCCCAACGTGACACGCAACTTCATCATGTCATGGACGACCGACGACCTACTGTTCTACGGACGGGCCTTCTGGATTGTGACCAGCCGATTCGGCAACGGCTTCCCAGCGACGTTCACATGGATTCCAGCAGACAACGTGCAGACACGTGACCAAGCTGGCCCACAATGGTTCGGCCCCAGCAAAGAGGTGTACTTCAACGGCTACCGGCTTGATCCGAATGACGTAGTGCAGTTTCTCAGCCCCATCCAGGGCTTGCTGACGATGGGTGCACGCTCGATCCGTACCAACATCAACCTGGACACCAGCGCTGAACGCTTCGCAAAGAATCAGACACCAGCCGGTGTCCTGAAGCAGACCGAAGGCGAACCGTTGAGTGGTGAGGAGCTGAGCGAGCTCGCTGCTGGTTTCGCAGCTGCACGAAACAACAACGCCATTGCTGCGTTGAACCAGTACGTCGATTGGAAAGAGTCGTACATGGATCCGAGCAAGTTGCAGTTGACCGAGGCACGCACATATCAGGCGCTCGAGATGGCACGCCTAGCGAACATTCCTCCGTACTTGGTTGGTGCACCATCAGGTTCGGGCATGACGTATCAAAACGCACAGCAAGCACGCCAAGATCTGTACCTGTTTGGTGCCAAACCGTTCATTGACTGCATTGAGCAGACTCTGAGCCAGAACAGCGTGACACCACGCGGTCGCTACATTTACCTAGACGTGGAGAGCTACCTGGAGGAAGCAGAAATGTCTCCCGAGTCGGACAACGCTGCACCGGCTCGGGGGATACCCTCTAATGACGAAAGTGAGGCATGATGATTCGCCTAACAGCCGAGAACACGTTTGTGCTTGCCCAGGATGGCGAGTCGCCACGCTCGATCAGCGGTGTCGCCGTACCTTGGGATACCGAGGCCACCGTTAGCGATGGCACTCGCGTCAAGTTTGAGCGCGGTGCCCTGCCAGTGACCGGCAAGAAGCCGAAACTGTTGAAATATCACGATTCTGAGCAGCCGGTCGGCGTAGTCACAGGCCGTCTGGACTCCGAGGAAGGCATGTTGTTCACAGCCCGAATCAGCGCTACGTCCGAGGGCAACGACATGCTCGAGCTCATCAAGGACGAGGCCGTGGACTCGGTATCGGTCGGCGTTGACGTAGTTGACGCGACCTACGATGACAACGGCACCATGATCATCAAAAAAGCGGACTGGGTGGAGTTATCATTGGTAACAGCACCTGCATTCAAGGGCGCTATGATTACAGAGGTTGCAGCGACCGAACCCCAAGAGGAGACAACCACAATGTCAGAAGTCAAGGTCGAAGCACCAGCCGAAGTTCCTGCACCAGCACCAGCACCACAAATGCTGTTCGCTGCACCACGCGCCGAGTTCAAGTTGCCATCAGCTGCTGAATACATCAGCAAACTGATCAAGGGCGGCTCCGAAGCGCAACAGTTTCTCGCCAACATCCGCGCTGCCGCGCCCGATGTTGTCACGACCGACACGCCCGGCATTTTGCCAGAGCCAATCGTCGGCCCGGTGTACAACAACTTCCGTGGCTTGCGCCCAGTCGTTGACGCAATTGGTGTCAAGGCGATGCCCGGTGGCGGCAAAGTGTTCCGTCGCCCAGAAGTGACCACGCACACCACAATCGGTGCCAGCAACGGCGAAAACGCCAACCTTGACCAGGGCACGTTCGTTGTCTCCAACAACAACGTCACCAAGAACGTCTACGGCGGATACGTCCGTTTGTCGGAAGAAGACATGGACTGGACTGAGCCAGAAGTGCTCGGCCTGCTTGTTGACGACATGGCGCGCATCTACGCCAACGAAACCGATGATGTAGCAGCCGACGCGCTCCTTGCAGGCACTAGCCAGACCGAAGTACTGGCCAACACCAACGATGCAGCGGAGTGGATTTCATTCATCTACAACGCCGCAACGGACATCCTCTCGGCAAGCAATGGCAACCTGCCAACGCACTTGTTCCTCAGCCCGAACTACTTTGCGCACCTCGGTTCGCTTGTAGATGATGCAGGTCGCCCATTGTTCCCGAACATCGGGCCAATGAACGCGCTCGGCACCGTGTCGGCAGCCAGCACTGCAATGAACGCGTTTGGCTTGACCGTGGTTGTGGATCGCAACTTCGCAACTGGCACCGCCATTGTCGGACACCCGGACGGCTTTGAAATCTTCGAGCAGCAAAAGGGTGCAATCCAAGTCGAAGCTGCTGACGGCTCGCTGTCGCGTTACATCAAGTTCCGTGGCTATTTTGCCACGCTCATGATTGACGCAAGCAAGTTCGTCAAGCGCGTCGCAGCCTAAGTTCGTTCCCTCCAGGCGACTCTGAACGGTGGCGACTTACTCGGTAACCCATAAACAGGTTGTCAGTAATGTTGCCATCGTTCAGTTGCTCGAGCCTCACAACTTTGAGGTCGGACAGTCAATAACCATCAGTGGCATCAACGCCACGTGGAATGGCACCCACAAGATTCTGGCGCTGCCCGAGTATTATTTCATCGGCGTATCCCAGCAGGGCGATTACCAGTACGACACTGACACAATCATCCCGAATCAGGTGCAATTTGCACTGACCACGGATGACGCTGATCGAGCAGCTGCCACCGGCACAGTCACCTACAGCATCACGTGCTCCTGGATTGTCCTGGGCGACCTAGAGGACTATCTTGGCTTCACGTTCACCAATCCGAGCGCCGATCTGGACGTTGCCAACATGGCAATCAGCGCAGCCAACCAATTCGCATACCGCAAGCGTCAGGAGTCCGGCTACTTTGACTCACCGAGCTCGGTGCCGGGTGGCGATGCCAAGCTGGGCACCGTGCAGTACGCAGCCATCCTGTACCGCGAGCGTGGCAGCACCGAAGCCTTTGCATCGTTTGATCCACTAGCAACAGGTGGCCCGGTGACCGGCAACTACGGACAGATCCTGCGCCTGCTCGGAGTCAATAAGCCACAGGTGGCCTGACATGGCAAACATGTTCAAGGATGGTTACGACCAACTGGTAACCAAGCTCGGCACGATTACCGGACTACGTGTGTTTGACGATCCACGCAATATCAACGTGCCTTGCTGCATCGTTGAAGCGCCAACAATCATGATGGCTAGCAACGTCGTTGCAGACATGGAATACCGCGTCGTGATAGTCGGCCTGGGCACCGGCGACAATCGCACGCTTGATCAGCTGTTGGATTTGGCTGATTTAGTCCGCGCAGCACAAATCGGATTGACCGAAGCACGGCCCACCACAGTGTCGTACGGTGGCGCTGACTACCCTGCGTACGAGCTGACAATACGCACAAAAGTCAGCCCATAGGGCTACTAGACTGCCAAACGGGTAAGCAGCGACCCTCGACGTAGAGGAGATCTGCTACATGGCCAACGCAACCACATACCTCGCAACCCCGACCTTCGGCATCGGTGTCAACCTCGCCGGTATCAAGGATCTGACCGACCAGTGCAAGAGCGTCGTCATCACCAAATCGCGTGAATCACTCGACAGCACATCGTTCGGCAACACAGGCCGCCAATACGTTGGTGGACTCACCAACGTGACGGTCACTGCCACGCTGTTGATGGAATACTCGGCAACGCCAGGCACCTACGTTGACCTCACCGCATTGGTCGGCACCAACGTCTACGTGGCAGTAAAGCCGACCTCGGATGCAATCTCGGCAACGAATCCCGAGTTCCAAATCACTGGCGGCTATCTCGAATCGCTCGACGTAGTGAACGGTTCAGTCGGTGAACTGTCCGAAGTGGAAATCACCGTCACCGGCGGCGTGCTGGTCGAGGACACCACGCCGTGAAACTAACCATCAAGGTGTCGTACGCGACACCAGCAGCGGAAGTGGTTACAGAACAAATCACGACGACCATTGCGACGGTCGCTGCATGGGAACGCAAGTTCAAGCGCCGTGTCAGCGATCTCCAAGGCGGCATCGGTATCGACGATTTGATGTTCATGTGCTGGCATCAGCTCACGGTCGGCAAACGCGAATCACGCGACTACGACACTTGGCTGTTGGCAGTGGACAGTTTCGACGTGGTGGAATCCGCGCAAATAAACCCTACGGAAGCCACAGCATCAGGCGACAGTTAGCAGATTTGCTACTGGCGACTGGATGGTGGCCTCCCGACATTGAGTTCGACATGGATGACTTGGCTACCGTGTTACTTCTAGCAAAGAAGGCAAACCGTGCCCACTGAAACACGCATTGAAATTTACGGTGTCAAAGAGGCACTCAAGGAACTGAACAAGATTGCACCTACCTTGCGCCGACAAATTACGAAAGACTACAAAAAAATCGTTGCACCAGTCATTAAAGACGCTCAGTCAATGATTCCAACGATTGCACCTATGACCGGCATGGAAGGTGGCTGGAAAACAAAAAGTGGTTACGAGATGTTGCCTGCCAGTGGCTGGACGGGCATCAAAGCAAGAACCATGTATTCGGCTCGCATCAACACACGCCGAGTCAAAGAGTTTCGAGGCAACCTAGAAAACGTAGGCACATTCAGCATCACGTTCAAGGGTCTGATCAACACCGTGTTTGATATTGCAGGCCGCAAAAGTAGCGGCACTGTAAGTCAATTTAGTCGCGTTGGCTCACATGGCAAATTGGTTGGAACGGTGGGCGGCCCTCAAATGATTGCGGTACTGAATAGCCGGTACAACAAAGGTTCCCGAACACTGTGGCCTTCATTTGAGCGAAACAAAAGCGAAGTTGAGAAACAAATGACACAAATTGTTGAGAATGTCATGAAACAGGTGGGCCGCAATCTCGTATCAAATCAAGGTTCGTAGGATTGACATATGGCTGTTTCACTACCAATCGTCTCTGAGTTCGACAGCAAAGGCATCCAGAAGGCCATCAACGAATTCAAGAGCCTTGAAGGCGCTGGCAAGAAAGCCCAGTTTGCCATCAAAAAGGCAGCCATACCGGCAGCCGCAGCCCTGGCTGGTATCGCAGCCGCAGCTGTACCAGCGGTCACCGCAGCCAGCGATCTCAACGAAACCATCAGCAAAACCAACGTCATATTCGGTGAAGCCGCCAACGAAGTACAAATCTTCGCCGATACGGCAGCAGCTTCATTGGGCCAAACCCGACAGCAGGCGCTCGACGCGGCAGCCACATTCGGCACGTTCGGCAAGGCTGCTGGGCTGACCGGGCAAGATTTGGCATCATTCAGCACCGACTTCACCAGCCTCGCCTCCGACCTGGCATCATTCAACAACACGAGCCCGGAGGAGGCCGTACAAGCGTTAGGAGCCGCTCTAAGAGGCGAAAGCGAGCCCCTGCGACGATTTGGTGTCCTGCTGTCTGCTGACGCTGTAGCAGCCGAGGCACTGGCTATGGGCTTGGTGACCACAACCATCAACGAGGACAAGCTGAACATCGCCTTGCAAAAGGTTGACATTGCGTTCCAAAAGAATCAGGAAACCGTTGCCAAGTTCGGTGAGGATTCCATTGAAGCTCAAAAGAGCCGCTTGGCATTGGAACAAGCCGAGCAATCGCTGAACAAAGCCCTCGATGGCACCACGGACAAACTGACAGCCCAGCAAAAGACTCTGGCTACGCAGTCGCTCATCATGAAAGCCACGACCGATGCCCAGGGCGATTTCGAGCGCACCAGCGACGGCCTAGCCAACAGCCAGCGCATTCTGACGGCTCAGTTCAAGGATTTGCAGGCCGAGCTTGGCATGATCCTGTTGCCCATCGTGGAGAAAGGCACCAAACTGCTCAGTGGCCTTACCGGGGCTATGGCAGCCAACAAAGACGTGACCGCCATAGCAATCGGTGTCGTTGCTGGATTGGCAGCTGCCGTGCTTGCTGTCAACGCAGCCATGAAGGTGTACCAAGCGACATTGGTAGTTGTAAAGGTTGCCCAGATCGCGTTGAACTTTGCGATGAGCGCCAACCCAATTGGACTAATCATCATCGGCATTGCGGCTTTAGTAGCGGCATTTGTTGTCCTGGAAAAGAAGTTTGGTGTTGTCAGCAAAGCGGCAGAGTTTCTAGGTAACGCTTTCAAGCAATACATCATCAACCCACTAAAAGCCGCGCTCGATCTAGTCGGCAAGGTCATTGGTGCATTGGGCAAGATTCCAGGTGTCAGCAGCATTGCTGGCGCTGTTGGTGGGTTGGTAGGCAAAATACCAGGGCTTGCGGATGGTGGCATTGTGACCGGGCCGACATTGGCTGTCGTTGGTGAGGCTGGCCCTGAAGCTGTCATCCCATTGTCCAAAATGAATCAAATGGGCAATGTGACCATCAACATCAACGCCAATGTGGCTGACGAGCGTTTGGGCGATGTGATTGTGAATGCGCTGCGTCAATACAACCGTCGATCAGGCCCGGCAAACATTTTGGTGGCGTAATGGCGACAAGTGTTGTCCAATCAGGTGATTACCTGCTCGAGCTTGACACCGGCTTTGATGTCAACAGTTTCAGGCTTGATGATTCAGTCAAAGGCGTGTTGGACAATACGACATACACGCTGGGGCCAAGCACTCAATACGCCGACATCACTGAGTTCGTGACACGTGTGAACTACAAACGCGGTCGGCAAAAGATTGACGATCAGTTCGGTGCAGGCACCATGAGCTTCAACATGCGTGATGAAACAGGCATTCTTGGCCCATATGACACCAGCAGCCCTTATTACGACCCGACAAACGACAAACCCGGCCTGGCACCAATGCGTCGAGTGCGTCTGAGCCGCGAATCCGAGTATTTGTTCGTGGGCTATGTCACCGGGTACAACTACCTGTTTGCGTTGGCTGGGCCGAATGAGGTGCAGGTCAACTGTTCAGATGATTTCTATTTGCTTGCACAGACGCAGTTTGCTGCGTTCAACCCGAGTCCGGAAACCTCGGGCGAACGCATTGAGACAGTTCTAGCACTTCCCGAGATCGACTATCAGGGCACAACCAACATTGACACTGGCACGGTCAACCTTGGGCATGACAGCTCCTACAACGTGCAGGCTGGCACCAACACGCTGCAATATCTCAACGCAATCAACCAGGCCGAGCAAGGCAGATTGTTTATGTCTCGAGATGGCGAATTGACGTTTCAGCCGCGTATCGGTGCCACGCTTAGCGGCTCAGTATTGACGTTTGCCGACGATGGCACAGCAACGCCATACGACGAAGTGCAAATCGAGTTTGATGCCGATGGCGTAATAAATCGCGCTTACGTCGAAGCACTTGATGGCAAGACAGCCACCGCCAACGATCTGACCAGCCAAGGCACGTATTTCATCCAGTCGCAATCTGTCACCGGCAGCTTGCTACATCAACAAGGCGAAATTGACGACCTGGCTGACTATCTGCTCGAAGGCGAGCCAGGGCCGCGTTACACAGCAGTCAGCACACGTTTTAACATGCTGGACAACACAGAACGCAACCTGGCTGCCACCGTGGACATTGGTGACACCATCACGGTCACCAAGGCCGTGACCGGGCTATCAACGCTTACCTCGGAACTGAGCATCGAAGGCATTCAAGGCAGCATTGACTTTGCATCAGGGCATCGCATTACGTACTACACGGCCCCAACCACGGTGGTATTCCAGCTCATTCTGGATGACGCTGTGTACGGTCAACTTGACAGCACGAACGTATTAGGATGAGGTAGTCATGACCACGCCATTCCCATTCACAGCCGGGGCCGTTTTGACAGCAGCACAGCTCAACGCAATCACCACGCTGCCGATCAACGACCAAACCGCTTCTTACATCTTGGTGGTAGGCGATGTAGGCAAGCGCGTCATCATGAACAACGCTGGCGCAACGACCATCACCGTCAACGATTCGGTGTTCGGTGTCGGTGACACAATTTTCATCGCAAACAAAGGCGCTGGCACCACAACCATCACGGCTGGGGCCGGTGTAACTATTAACACTTCTGGATCACTCGCTTTGGCGCAATACGGAGGCGGCACCCTTGTAGCTCTGTCGGCGTCAACTTTCACTTTTTTTCCTAGCGGCGGCATAGGTTACGGAACCGGCACTGGTGGCAGCGCACTAGCTACACCACCAACTGGCTATGCCGGTGTCGAGTTCACTAGCACCGGCACGTTCACTGTGACCAAAGCTGGACTGTTCGAGGTGCTCGTTGCGTCGGGGGGTGCATCAGGAGGCCAAGGCGGAGGCACGGCGTATTCAGGTGGCGGTGGCGGTGGCGGCGGCATCATCATTTCAACGATTTATTTGACGGCAAACACGACAGTCACAATCGGAGCTGGTGGAGCCACCGGAACCAAGATTGCTGGCAACGGAAGCGCATCAAGCATTGACAACGTGGCAGCGGCTTTGGCTGCTCCGGGTGGTGGCGGTGGTGGCAGCTTCGACAGCGTGGTTGGTCAAATCATAAATCCGCAAATTGGTGCTAGTGGCGGTGGCGGTGGCGGCGGCAATAGCAATTTTTCAACTGGCGCAATCAGCATGGCGGATGGCATTCAGGGCCAAGAAGGCGGCAACGGTGCCAACGCTTCAACTGATGGTGGCGGTGGCGGTGGTGGATTTACGGTCGCTGGCAGCAATGCAGTGACCGGTACCGGTGGCGCAGGCGGTGCTGGATATGACGTGTCGGCCTTTATTGGTGGATCGGCGCTTTACAAGGCCGCAGGTGGCGGCGGCGGCGGTGTAACCGGCGGTGCTGGCGGTAGTTCTGTTGGTGGCGCTGGAGGTTCAGGCGTTGCCGGAACTAATGCTGCGGCAAATACAGCTTCAGGTGGCGGCGGCGGCGGATCAAGCGCAACCACTCGAGCTGGAGGCAACGGAGGTTCAGGCATCGTGTACATCAGGTGGAAGGTGTAAGTCATGGCACATTTCGCACAAATTGACGATCGCAACAAAGTTGTGCGCGTAATTAACATTGCCAACGATGATTGCGGTGGCGGTGATTTTCCCAGCAGTGAACCAATCGGTCAAGCATTCATTGCATCCCTGGGCATTTCAGGTCAATGGTTGCAAACCTCATACAACGCAAACTTTCGTGGCAAATATGCAGGCATAGGCGATTTATGGGATGGCACTGATTTTGTAGAGCCAGAGGAGGAATAATGAAGTGGGAACAATGGCAGTACGTGCTCGAGGACTGGCTCAAAGCATTCGTCGCAGCATTCGTCGCCGTGCTTATCGCAGACGGTTGGCAATGGCAAAACGCGCTCGGCGCAGGAATAGCAGCCGTGCTGCCGATGATTTACGCCTGGGCAAACACTAAAGACACGCGGTACGGACGCAAGTGAACCGACCAGTCAAGCCGGTACGACTCCCGGCTGACCTAGGCAACGTCAAGCCAGGTGAAGTGCCTGCCTACTTGCTGCGCGCCATCAGGCCGTACGGTCGGCTGCATTGGCTGGCAGCTCAGGCGTGGGAGGCAATGCGTAAAGCTGCACACGCTGATGGCATTAGGCCGTTCAAGCCAAGCTCGGTGTACGACACGTACCGTGATTTACGCACCCAGGAGAAGGGCTTTCTAGCCCGGTACACCACGGCACCAATCGCCAACAGTAAATCCATCCGCGTGTACAAAGGCCAGAAGTATTACCTAAAGCCGGGGCTGGCCCCGATGGCTGTACCGGGCACCTCGACCCACAATCTCGGCTTGGCAGTGGACATATTCTCAGCATCAGGAGAGCGCCTGGATTGGATGGAAGCCAACTGCATGAGCTTCGGCTTCTGCTGGGAGTTCCGATCCGGGGCCGAACCGTGGCATATCAGATATTTCAAGGCAGAATCAGTACCAGCCAGAGTGCAGCAATGGCTGGACACTCATGCCAACAGAAATCTACGTAGCTCTTATCAGTGCAGTTGCCATCGTCTCGGCGGCTGTCCTGCCTGCTGTCCTGATTGAGCGTGCCCGGCGAGAGAATGCCGATGATCACGCATATGTGCGCAAGGTGTTGACTAGGGTGGAACGCAAGATTGACAATCACCTGGAGGATCATGACAATGGCACTACGCGACGAAATACAGCCAAAAATAAATAAGGTGGCTGGCCTTGAAAAATGGTTGGATGACCAACCGAACGGTGAGGAGTGGTATCAAATCATCTACGATTTGCAGTACAGCAGCCAAGCCGTAGCGACACTGTTGACCAAGCACGGCTTTGCATGTGATCACAACGTCATCGCACGATTCAGGCAAAAGCATGTCGCTTAGTGACGAGATTGCACAACAGCAGACGCTCGAGCAGCTGCGTGAGGCGCTGAAGCGTTCACAACAGGCATACGGCAAGTTGAAGGTCAAGAGTGATGAACTGGTGCAGGCTGTGTATCAGGCTGCGAAAGATGCCAGCCTGGGCACGCCACCAATCAAGGTCACACCACCCAAGAAAGACACCCGGAAGGGCAAAGCCGAGGTCGCAGTAATTCATTGCACCGATTGGCAGCTCGGTAAAAAGAGCGTGTCCTATGGCTCGGAAACGTGCGGTCAACGCATTGACAGGTTCATTGACAAGGTTCTGCACATCACCAGCATTCAACGCAAGCACCACCCGGTACGTGAAGCAGTGCTCATGCTTGGCGGTGACATGGTTGAGGGCATGGGCATATTCCCAGGGCAGGCGTACGAGGTGGACAGCCACCTGTATGAGCAGCTGTTCGAGGTGTCCAGGCTGATCGGCAAGACCGTCAGCACGCTGGCTAGCAACTTTGAGTCTGTGCGTGTCGTGTGCGAATACGGCAATCACGGTCGCATAGGCCGGTATGGCGAAATGCCTAAGGGCGACAACATTGACCGCATCAGCTATGAGATCGCGCGCAGTCAGGTCGGGCACTTGGTCAAGGATTGGCAGAGCTCTGATGCTTGGTATCAGATTGTGCGTATTGGCAACTACACAGCCCTGCTGGTGCACGGAGACGAAATCAAGAGCTTTGGTGGCAATACTCCGGCTTTCGGCATTCTGCGTAAGGTCAATGCTTGGGCCGGTGGAGTAATCGAGGAGTTCAATGACTGCTACATGGGCCACTGGCACACACCAATGAGCCTCACCATGTCCAATGGTGGGCGCATATTCGTGACCGGCAGCCCCGAATCACACAACGAATACGCACGCGAGTTCGTCGCAGCCACCGGCATACCTAGCCAGCGACTGCACTTCGTAGATCCAGACAAAGGTAGAGTCGCAGCCGAGTACGTCGTATGGCTGGACTAGACAAACCTCTGGTGCTGGTTGTGTGGCATGATGCTCACACGCTCGACAACGACCATTGGTACGACGTATCCGACCTGAAAGACAGCCCTTGCGTGGTGCACAGCGTCGGGTATCGAATCAGTCGGCCCAATGCCCGGCACCTATGCCTGGCACAGTCAATTACCGATGAGCAGGGGTCGGATAACGTGCTGTTCATACCAGCCCGAATGGTGCGAAAAGTCATCAAACTGCAAATCCCACACAAGCGCCGAAAGACGCGCTAAGGTCAAATCAGGCTCTGGAGGGGCCCAAACATGACACACAACCTGATTACCTACGAAGTCCTAACTGGGCTTTGTGCAGAGACAGCGCAACAATTCCACTTGGTAGTGTTCAGGAACGCTGAAGGCGAGGTCGTGAAGGCCCAGCTGCGTTACCGATTCAACGCTGACGAGGATTGGAGCGAACCATCAAAGCTGACCCATCAGCCACGCATCGACCCAGAACACCCGAGCGTTGCATGAATCCCCTAACCATCATTGCGGTAGCAGCGTCAGCAGTTATGGGCTTCGGCCTCATGCTGGTATCAGATCCTGAAACAGACACAGCAGGGCTGGTGTCCGAGTCCACGGTGTACACGGCTCCCCTTTCGGGCACCGTGGGCTTGGACAGCCCCTCAGACGCATCAGGAAGCGATATGAGCGTGGTTACCACCATGCCCCCATACACAGGCCCAGGCTGCCGTGAATGGGCTGACACAGCCCTTCGTGGAGGCTTTGTTCTGGACGACCTATGGATAGCCCTACAGGTCGCAGAGCTCGAGTCAGGCTGCCTACCGGGAGCAATCGGAGACAACGGCGACAGCTTCGGCCTCATGCAAATCCACACGCCATCATGGTGCAAACCCACCAAATACTGGCCTCGCGGATACCTGCAAACGCAAGGCATGATCGACGACTGCACCGAACTATTCGACCCATTAACGAACATGTGGGTGGCATGGCATATCGCAACCAAACACGGCTGGGAAAATTGGAGCACCTATGACCGCGTTATTGGCTGAAATATTCATGCTCAGCGTGTTCGCCACATACATCGTGGTAGCGATCTGGTATCTTGCACGACCTATGGAGGATGACAATGAGCAGCAACATCGACCCAGGTGACGCGGCCTACCGCGCCTGGCAACTCACCAAAGGTGATCGCATGGCCCAATATGGGCACCCCTGGGATGACTACACCCGGGTACGTCGCATATTCGGCAGCATCACGAACTACCACCACAACCTCAGCACCCAAGAAGCAATCATGTTCATGGTGTGCGTCAAGCTGGCCCGGCTGATGAAGTCATTGGACGAAGGCAAGATGCACGAGGATTCGCTGGTCGATGCGATTGGTTACTTGAACTGCCTGCATATGGCTGATGCACGTGAGATGCTGCACGACGCTCCGAAACACATTCTCGGTGATATGGCGATTCAATACGATGACTAGCCCACAGAAGCGCAAAGGCCATGCAGCCGAGTTGGCTGTTGTGAAATGGCTGCGCGCTCATGGCATTCAGGCCGACCGTATTCAGGCAGGTACGCACGCTGACAAAGGCGATGTGACTGGCTGGCACGGTGTCGTCATCGAGGTCAAAGACCGCAAGGCACACTCTTGGCATGGCTACTTTGAACAGCTGCGTAGCCAGATCGTAAATGCCAACGCTTACACAGGTGTCATCATTGCCAAGCGCCCAGGGCTAACCGATGTAGGCGAATGGATGGCAGTCATGCCAGTCACCGAATGGTTTCAACTGATGCAACTACTGGAGGACAAGTGAGTTTCAACCTGGACAATTACGTTGACGTACCAACACGGCTACGCATGGCGCTTGACAAGTTCCCCGACCTGCGTGTGCAAGAATCGCAACCCACATTCCGAGAGGTCAACGAAAAACTGTACATCGAAATCAGATGCACCGTATGGCGCGACACGGATGACCAATTGCCCTGCATCGCATACTGCTGGGAGCCATTCCCAGGGCGCACGCCATACACCAAAGACTCAGAACAGATGAACGCCAGCACCTCGGCCCTTGGTCGAGCATTAGGCATGATGGGCTTTGGCATTGACCACAAAATGGCCTCAAAGCAAGAGGTCATGGCACGCCAAGAACAGCCACGTGTGGAAATCGCCCGGTACCCAGATGGCGAACCAATCCCCGACCCATTCACAGGTGAGCCACAAACAAACGTGGTGCCATTGAAGGCAGGCCCAGGCAAAGCATCGGAAAAGCAGATTGGCATGATCAGAGTGCTTGCCAAGACTCGAGGCTTCACGCCCGGTAGTCAGACCATGCGCGAGATTGGCAATGTGCTAAACCGTGAGGTCGTGAAGTTCGATGAACTAACCAAGCAGGAGGCATCAGCAGTAATCACTGCTTGGAAAAACTGAAGTACGCCAATCGCATTGGTACGTTCAGGCCGTGTGACCTGATGTAGGTGCAAATC